GATGGAACGATAATGCGCAGACTGAAGGACACGAGTACGCGGCTCTTTATGGTACGCGATCCAGAAGAGCGCTGCATAGGACTCCTTGTTTCCTAGAACCCTGGGAAGGTAAGAGAGGCAACGTGCGTATTCGTACTCAGAGTCATGCTTGGCGGTCATGAGATCATATCCAGGCATCCAAAGAACGCGAGATAATACGAAATCTGTCTCATAACATTGCATGTCCTCCGGGGTAGATGTGCCGTCTCGGTGGGGCCTCACGGAAGGGCGAAGGAATATACCGCAGAAGGAAGCCTCGTTGATAGTAGGGAAAACCTGTAGTTTCTGAGAGGTGCCCAAAGCTCGGGCAGCCATGATAAACTGATCAGGATCCAACTCGACAATCCTCCCACTGGTAAGTGGAATCTCTGCAGTGAACAGTGAATCATCTCCCTCAACAAGCAGCTTGAAACACCCTGGATGAGGGTACTCCCCATACAGCATGTAGACAATGGAGAAAATCCAAGTCAGATTGCATAGGAAGTTACCACTCGAGGTGTGTTCTGTACCCGAAAGACGCATAGGGGCCATTTCAAACTCATACTCTGAACAGGACACATGATACATGAAGTTCATATAGCGGTTCCACAAAAGTTCCACTTTATGACGCATATCCGGTCTGGTCAGGTACATGAAGAACGGCAATTCAATATGCCTCATCATGTTTGAGTTGATGGTTGACTCCATGGAGCTAATATCTCCATTCGCGACACGGGCAGTGCCGAAGAGGTCGATAGCGTAAGCCTTACGCTGTTCCTCAGTCATGTGCTTAATGCACCACTTATTGTGCGTTTCCTCGTTGATGCCAAACAATTTCTGTTGTGCTGCCATGAGTAACGCGTGAGTAAATCCTCTCACGGCTTCCGCTGGACACATGATAAAACGGACAGGTGCGAGCTTCTGGTAAACTTCATTCTTATCAAAACACTTGATCTCGGTCACCATGTCAAGAATACGGGTGAACAATGGAGATTCTGGGCCTTCCTGTATGGCGATGCGTGCGCCTTCAACGTAAGCCTCGCGTTGTCTCTGGGACGGGAAACGCTTGGCTGCTTTACGTATGCAGGCTTCTAGGATCTCTTCATCGGACGGGTCGGGAACTTGCTGTACGCGGTCAGACATATAGGCAATCAGG